TACTGCTTTGTGGTATTATAGATGTTTACAACAAAAAGGAATTAAACCGACTATTTTTGGTTTTTGGGCTGATGTAGATGATTATGTTTATGGAGATGATAAGCTAAACGTCGTCAGGCAACATGGAGATGTGTTAAATGCTTTGTCTATGAGAGAGTTTTTTCTCTCTTTGAACATGGATTTTACAGATTCTTTTAAAAGACCAATTACAGTTGCATTTCAGGATGTAGATGATGTTTCATTTTTGAAGCGTTCTTTTGTTTGGCATTCTGAATTGCAGCAAGTTGTTTGTCCTTTGGATTTACGAACTTTATTTTCTGGGTTGAGTTTTGTTGATTTTGGAAAAGACATTGACTTGGTTATGCGGGACAAGGTTAATGCTTTTCAGAGAGAAATATATTTGCATCCAGATTATGATGATTTGTTAGCTGATTTTTTGAATAGGTTGAATAAATTTAATATGAATTTTATTATTTTAGATAAAAATTATTTGAAATCTTTATACAAAGATGATAATTTTGTCGTTCCGCTTTCGTGGGGTGACGTTTTATACCATTAATTTCTAGGGTTATAACCACCATTTGTGTATATTTGTGTGGTGGGCCACTTACTTTTGGTATATTTATTTTTTTAACAAGTATACGGTGCGGATTGATGTGTTTTTCACAGTGACACTCTCGCACCTTAAATTTAATTCTGTGACACAAAATACAATTAATAATAATTCGGATGGTGGTTCCGATAATCCACCAAAAAATGATACTAGTGTGGTCCAAATGAATTCTAATCAGGTTACAAGTACTTCTGTTGTAGATGTTGAAGCTGCTAACTTTTTCTCAGCCGTTAGGACTAAAGAAACCGTTAGCATTCCCTACATTTACGATAAGCAGGTTAAGTTTGATTGTTTACCGCCTAAATTAGAAATGGATTATTCTAGAATTTTGCATAAACCTTATTTTATAGAGAATATCGAGTGGGCTACTAATACATCCGGGGCAATAGGTATTATTTCTATACCCAGTGCCATTTTGATAAATAAATTGGCAGCTATACCTTTTCAGGCTTCTGTTTATTATCGGGCCAAAATTTCTGCGATTTTGCAAGTTGCAGGTACTCCAATGCATCAAGGTTGCGTTCTCGC